TGGCCCCTCGACTCCAGAAGTCAAGGTTAAGTGGGACAATGGCTCTCATACTTGGATGTTATTGAGTGATATTGACGTTGCTGTTGGTAAGTTGTCTCCGAAAGCTGCAGCACTGCTGCCGATTGGTTACTACACAGAGGAGGCGTATTATGCCTAACGAGAAAACGGACGCTCTGATGAAGACGTTCACGAAAGAAAAAGTTGCGGTTATTCATGCTGCATTTGAAAAGGCGCCTACTACTGTTGCATTTGTTGAGGTTGACAAGACCTTGACTGATATGAACAAGTGTGAGGTAGCTTTCAAGTTGACCAACAACATTGAAACCGCTTGGTGGCACAACGAAGAAGTGACGCCAATGTTTGATGGTGGTGCTTGTCGGAGTACCAGTGTTGGTGATATGGTGCTGGTTGGAAACACGAAGTATAAATTTGTTGGAACTGAAACGGTAGTATGGGAGAAAGTCTAATGCCTAAAGTAAGTGCAAAACGTGAGAAGATTGATGTTGCAAAGTTAGGAGCGCCCAAAGTTCCTGGCGATACATGCCCATCTATCAATTACGTTCAAGAGATTGTCGGCCAGATTGCTGACCGTGGTGATGATTGGTCAGAAAAACAGGCTGGTTACATCAATGATCTTCTTGAGTATGTTCGTGACGCAAACTTTGAGTTGCGTAAATCTTCAAAATACTGGTATGACAAATACAAGGAGGCTGCATAATGCAAGTCAATACTAATTCGGTTGCGATACTAACCAAGTCAATTTTGAGGTCAGAGATTGAAGTCTTGAAGACAAGGTTGGAAACATTGCCGGGGGGCCCGGGCAATCCCCGATGGCTCGGTGATATTGCACAAATGAATGGTGCTGTTTATGTGTTGGAAAGGCGGATTAAAGAATTGGAAGGAGCGGGTGTATGATTAAAGCATTGATGGTTATTACAATGGTGACAGGTGCAACATACGAGGTAAAATTACCTAGTATGGAACAGTGTATGGCAGAGAGGACTCCTGTTGAAGTTCAAGGTGATGTGGCAAGTACAGCCTGTATTCCTAGAACAGAAGAAAAAGTGCCGACAGAAGTTCTGTCACAGTTCATGGACATGTTTTTTATGTTAGAAGAGCAGAGACAATTTGAAAACCCCTGCTCTAAAAATTTGTGGAAGCCGGGTGAAGACTACTACCCACCGAAACCATAAATACAGATATGTTGACTCTTACAGAACAAGCAAAAAAATACATGAAGAGCGTCATTTTGAATGGCGACCATGTATCTCTAAGCGTTAAAGGTGGTGGGTGTTCTGGATTCCAGTATGTTTGGGGTCTTAAAAATGACTTGCCAGACGTTAAATGGTCTGATCCTATTGATGAAGTATTGGTGGTTGATCCACTAGCAGAAATGTATCTCATGGGTAGTGAGGTTGACTATGTAACAGAGCTGGGGGGTTCTTATCTCGCAGTGAAAAATCCCATGCAAACAAGTTCATGTGGGTGTGGTGAGAGCTTTGGAGTTTAACCATGTATGAATATAGTTGTAAGATTGTAAGAGTAGTTGATGGCGACACAGTAGACGTTGATATTGATCTTGGGTTTGGCATGTGGATGCACAAAGAACGTATTCGGTTGCATGGTATCGACACGCCAGAGAGTAGAACAAGAGATTCTACTGAAAAGAAATTTGGTTATCTTGCAAAGGACATGGTAGAGTCATTTCTTCCTGTCGGGTCCATACAAACACTGGTCACGGTGAAAGACAAGGCTGGTAAGTTTGGTAGGATACTAGGTAAGTTCAAGATATACGATGGAAAAGAGGACAGGCAAACAACTATAAATGAATGGATGATTGAGAACCACTATGCTGTGGCATATCTTGGTCAATCCAAGGAAGCAATAGCGGATGAACATCTTATTAACTATGAAAAGGTCATTGAACATGTCGATCTCACTGAAAGTGAGCTTGCTTTGTATATCAATTCTCGCACTTAACGGTTGCATTGGGTTAACCGTTGTGGGTGCTGCTGTGGGCCTTGGTGACTCATTAGATAAAAATCGAAGAATTAATGAGATTGAAACTAGAATTGAAAAGTTAGAAAAGGCTAACGAAATCAAAAAACCTAAACCATATGTGCCATCATATGTAGATATGGAAACATGGAAAAAAGGACTATACAATGGGGAACCAAGAAAGTAATTGGTGGATTGAAGAATACAAAAAATATCACAGAGAGCAAAATGATTACGGTAACGGTGGCGCTCTAAAATTTCATAAACGTCACATAGACGATCTAATCTTTGATACAAAAGCAGAAACCCTTCTCGACTTTGGTTGTGGGAAGGGTGATGTGTATGAGGTCAATGATTGGCACTGGCCCACTCCTACATTGTATGACCCTGCAATACCAGAGCATGATGAGCTTCCTGATGGTTCATTCCACGGTGTTCTGTCAACTGATGTGATGGAGCATATACCAGAAGACCAGATACCAGAAATTATTGACCAGATATTTTCACGAGCAGAACGGTTCGTGTATCTTGGTATTGCAAACAACGAAGCACAGGCTGTGTTGTCAGATGGCACAAATGCCCATGTTACTCGACAGCCTGTAGAATGGTGGAAGAACCAAGTAGAATTGTATGCACCAAAAGAGGTGTATACACACATTAAAACATATGGAGATAGCGATGGATACGTTATTCTCCATGAAGAACTGTATTTAGAATGGATGCTAGAAAATGTCTGACATTAAAGATAAGTACAAATTTGTGCTCAAAAAAATTGAAGACCTTGATGACGGTGCAGAGTATGAAAAGGACACTTATATAGGGCTGACAGAACATGCTGGTAGATATGCGGGCGTTATCTATAAGTATGGTAAAGTTTCTGTACCAGATGAGAAAGAAATAAACTCTGAAGGTGCATTGCCTTTTCGTTTTGAGTATGATATTATTGATAATAATGACCTATCAAAAGAGTATTTCAAGGAAGACTTTTTTGAACTAATTGGTGATATCCTAGTTGATATCATAACGAATGAGGAACCAGTAGTTGACAACAATAGAACAGACGGCCCTTAACAATCTAATACACAATGAGCCATATGCTCGTAAAGTGTTACCTTTTATTAAGGGAGATTACTTTTCTGATCGTACTGAACGCATTGTATTTGAAGAGATACAGAAATTTGTAGACAAATACAATGCTCTGCCCAATCAGAACTCTCTTGAGGTAGAACTAGACAGTCGTAAGGACTTAAACGAAGAAGACTACAAGCGTGTATTATCAGTGCTTAGGAGTCTAAAAAGTGATGACGATGTGAATTTTGAGTGGTTAGTAGAAACCACAGAACAATTTTGTAAAGATAAGGCGGTGTACAATGCAATTGTGGATGGGATTAAAATTATTGATGGAAAGGATAAGGCTAGAGGGGTTGATGCTCTACCAAGCATTCTCACAGATGCCTTGGCTGTTGGTTTTGATAACCGTGTTGGTCATGATTATTTGTTGGATTCAGAATCCAGATATGACTTCTACCATAAGGTAGAGGAGAAGATTCCGTTTGATCTGGACTTCTTCAATCGAATAACCAAGGGTGGATTACCACAGAAAACACTGAACATTGCACTTGCTGGCACTGGTGTTGGTAAATCTCTGTTCATGTGTCACATGGCAGCAAACTGTCTAAGCCAAGGTAGAAGTGTCCTATATATCACTCTGGAGATGGCTGAGGAGCGTATCGCTGAACGTATAGATGCAAACCTCATGAATATCTCTATAGATGATTTGCATGAATTACCCAAGCAAATGTATGACAGCAAGATGGATGCCATCATCAAGAATACCAATGGAACGTTAGTCATCAAGGAATATCCTACTGCATCAGCGCACTGTAATCATTTTCGAGGACTGATCAAGGAACTGGCTATCAAGAAGTCATTTAAACCAGATATCATTTTCATTGACTATCTGAATATATGTGCATCATCAAGATTTAAGGCGAATGGAAATGTTAACAGTTACATGTATATCAAAGCGATTGCTGAGGAACTTAGGGG